GTCGGATGCTTCACTCAAATCGAGTGTCGCCAAAGAGCCGTTAATAGACCCTTTGAGCGCAAGTTCCTGATTTGGAACTTGGCTATCTGACTTCACGAAATTTGAGGCATTGTCATCAGCCTCAAATTCCTGGGTTATGAGCTGAAGAAGCCCTTGCTGCACGTACTGCATGCAGGTAGGCTCCATAGCAATAACCCGTGGAGTTTTGAGCGTTTTAGGCACCAGGATAACCTTAACGGGAATCTCGGCGCCGGGAAGGGAGAATATAAGTTCGTCCGTTCGATTAGGAAAGGACGGCGAGGCGGCCATGTAATCCCAGTGCGGGAACATAGCCTCCAAGCGTGAACTCCACATTGCTGAATCCCACTTTCTGTTTCCAGAGAGTCGGTCAGCGGTGGCGCCAGAACCATGTCGTGGCAGGACACCTTCTCTGTAGAGACGTGAGTCAATACGAGAGAAGAGTCCACTCCACAAAAGGCGACTAACACGAGAGAAACGGTCAGCATTCGTCTCAAAAGACGAACCTGACTTTTCTTGTAGTGTCTTGTCATACTGGCGTATATCCTCCTCACACTCGAAGTATTTATCGAAGGCTTTTCTCTTGCGCTCAACAGAGCACTCGAGATTAATCTTAGCAAACATCAGTGTTAACTGACGTACAGCTTTGATTGCTTCGATAGATGGATCTTCGAGCAACCTACCACTCCGGTCGAAAACAAGATCGAGGAAACCTCCGAGAAATCGGGGGAGACCGCCAGTAAAGGCAAAGCCTTGAAACTGGTCGCGATCCACATACCCAAGGTCTAGACTTTTTTGGAAGTCTGTTCCAAAGGTAGGTAGGGTTATTGTAAGAAACGATAACCCTTCGTTTTCGACACGCCTCGTGATCGTCTTTAGATCACGAGTGGTGCTTGTGCCGCATCTGGTCCCTAATTCATTAAGGACCACTTGCAAGAACGAATTCAGGCTTTTCAAACTACCTCCTTAAATGGGGGTTAGTTTCCTTAGCCTAATACAGTGGTTTACCGTGCTGCAGAGACAAAGATGACAACAAATATCATCAGAGTCATGCAGGTTTCCAGATACAACTTCATTG